TAAGATTTTCTCAGCAGTAAATTGTAAGTCAGGTGGAATGTGCAATGATCTTGCACGTGATCCAATTAAGATATTTCTATCATCCTTAGTGTTTTGAACAGCAATCAAAGCAGTTTCTAGTGTTGTTTCAGAAAGATCTGAAGCCGCTAGTAAGTTGTCTTGAGTGCCACCCACTACTGGGTGAGAGTTCGAGAAGAATGGTTGTCCATCTCCACCAGGGAACGATGTGCTGAAACCATTGTTAAACACATTAGCAGCTTTAACCTGCTTAGTAGTTGACATAGCTCTAGCCAGACCTCTTGCACGAATTTTTGCAAATGTGTCATACAAGTTGTCCTCCATAGCTTCCTCAGTTACTGCGAAAGCAAGAGCTACTGTCTCATGTGAATAACGGCTGGTGAATGATTCTGTTGCAGAATCAAACTGTACAGCTGCACCTTCTGATTTAGTTGGTGCCTCACCGAAACCAGTGAATAGAACTTCTTCTTCAAAAGCTCTGTCTGAGTTTTCTACTTCAAATAAAGGAACGTGTTCGTCCTCTATTGAACCATACTCCAATCCAAAGACTGCATTTAATCCAGGAAGGAGCTGTTTTGCGATATTACCTCTATTTATAGCCATAATATTTCCCTCCTATATGTCAGTTATAGAAACGACTGACCCTTTACCGTAGTCATCTCTATGTAAGTTAAGTTTAACCTCAAACTTTGGAAATCGATCGGTTGCAGCTTCACCAGGTAGTGTAGACCTTCTAAGCACTCTTAATGCTTTTGCAGAATCAGCTCCTGCTCCGCCTTTCATGCCGAAACCAGAGATACCTGTGATAGTTGAACCCGAACCTAAAGTTACATCAAAGTTCAAACCGACTTGAGTGTCTGCGACAGTCGCATCTGCTTGTACTATATATGTAGCATTAGGGTCATCAAGAACTAAAGCTTTTGGATTACCAGTTGATGATGAAGTGTCTGCTGGAAAATAGTTACTAAACGTAGGTTGCTTAGTAACAGGATCTACCCAGTTAACACCCATAAAAACTCCAGCTTGTAGATTGCCAGTAGCTGATACTTTATGAATAGTACCGTTGACAATTTTTACTAAATCGCCTTGGAAAATGTTTTCGTCATTACCGTTAGTAATGTCGTACTCATTCATACCACTCGTATTGTATCCACCACCACGCATTCTCGAAGGCTGAAGTCCATTCAGATTTTTAGATGTTGCCATCTTAACCTCCTTCAAAAGTTAGTGTTGTTTATAATAACCAAACACTATTATTTATTAAAGTGTGTTGGTCTTCCTGTGGTAACTTTTGATCGACTGTTATTTGAGATTGGCATACGAGGATCGTTTTTGCTCATAAGCTGTCTGTTGATAGCATCAGTTTGTGACTGGGTAAACTCATCTACGTGTTGTTTGTAACCATCGTTACTTTCAATAGTATTAGCAGCTAAAGCTACATCACCACGTATAACTAAATTACCTAGACTACCAGCAGCTTGGTTTTGGAAACCAGCGCTCATTTCCGGAACATCTTCAGGTTTGACAAAGTCCCAACCTTCATACTGTTTCGTTTGAACATTTTGATCATCATATTGTCCCTTCAGAGAAACACGTATCCATCTAAGAACAAGTCCTTTTTCACGGAAACGGTTTTCAACCTCTTCAGGTATCTTTAACCAATTCTGTCTTTGATATACACCTCTTTGTTTACGAGCTGTAGTTTGTGTCGAACGAGACACCTTTACGTCATTTGTTTTTGTTGTAGTCATATCAATTATTACCTTTCATCCACGTTATACATTTACAGTAGTGTAGTCATCACCGGCCTTCTCGACCTTGGCTTTTTCTCTAGCATACACATCAAGTGGTACTCCCATCTTTTTAGCAAGACGAAGATCCTCTTGCGACAATCTTATCTTACCTTTTGATGAGGCCGAAGTACGTGACTTTCCAGCCACCACTTGAGCAGGTTTATTTGTTGGTTCTTCCTGCTGACCAAACTTATGAGGCATTTCTTTCTTTAGCCTTTTACTTATCTCAGTATAAAACTCTTCAGTCTCTGGATCAAAGCCCTCTTGTAATAAATCTTCGTTTATAACATGTGCAGCTTGTGTGGAGATTCTGTCTTTATTATACCACTCACTGTTATCAGATATCCACTCTCTTGCAAACTTATGTAGTTTAGGAGGTTGTTGAGGTTTCTGTTGAGTTTCTTTAGGAGTTTCTTTATCTCCACTGTCTGCTTGTTTAGGATCAGTTTTCTTAGCTTGATCTTCAATGTAAAATCTTTTAGCATCAACCATTCTCAGCTCTGTGGTTGCATCAGCAATTGCTTTCTGTGCTTCTAACAGTTTATCTTTATCACCAGAGTCATAAGCATTCTTGTATCCCTCTTCGGCAAGTTTAAGTTTTTCTTTAAGTTGATTCTCATAACTAACTAAACTAGCTTTTTCTGTTTCTTGTACTTTTTGTGTAGAGTTTTGAAGTTGTGCTTGTAAGTCAGCAATCTGTTGTTGTTGCGCTTCGAGTTGTTCTTCTCGTTCTTTACGTTGTTTAATTAGTTGTCTTATTCTTTTTTCAGCACCAGCAGTATTAATACCATCTAATTCCTCTGGTTCTTTAGATTCCTCAGTTGGTTCTTCTTTTTTAGTTTCTACTTTTGGTTGTTCAGTTTCTTCTTCTTCAACCTCGTAGTCTTTTTCTGGTTCTTCTTTTTGGGGTTTTGAAATGTCTATCTCTTGATAGCCGTCGTCTTGTGTTTTGTTTTCTTCGTTCATATTTTCTCCGCAGTTACGAGTTACGTTTACGTCAATAAGCTAAGTATATAGTATTACTTCTTTATATCCAAATAGTTGGGATCAAGATCAGCTGGGTCGGGAACAACCATAAGTATTTGGTCATCAAACAACAACAGCATTCTAATACCTTTATAAAAAAACTTATCGCCTTGATATTTACCGTAAACAACATAGTCACCAGGTTTACACCATGCTCGTCCTTTAAATTTATTGTGATCAGCATAAGCCAACTCACCAACTTTTAACACACGACCAAGGGTTGTTAAGTATTTAGCATCGTCTTTAAATTTATCAGGAAGCAAGATACCCCCTTTTGTCTTTTCTCTAATTGCTACAGGTCTAATCAAAATATGATAACCCGGTAAATGTGGTAATACTTTTGGATCAGCTGATTCTTTATCTGTAATCCAATCATCATTACCTGCAACCGTTGTTGCTACTCCTGCTGCTTTCATTCTTTCTCTTCTCCTTCACTATATAAGTTTTTCTCTGCTAATTTAATTTCTTCAAGAGCAATCGTCAAGCCCTCAATAATACCGACTTGATATTTATAGTCAGAATAGTTTTCAGATGACCCAGTTGAAATTGCTTCAGCTAGATTGTTTTTTGTCGTCGTAAGTTTTTCTGTAAGGTAATTAGCTACGGCATCCATACGTCATGTCTTTCAAATAATTCTTTTTCAGATTCATACATGGCATCAAGATATTCTTGTTTAATCATTGCCTCTTGTACAGTTATAGGACCACTAGCAGTTCGACCACCAACGATTAATTTACCGTGCATGTAAATAGATGGTTCATCAAACTTCTCACCTAGAGCATCAATCATAATAATCAAGTCATTACATAGTGTTTCCATATATCCAAACTTAATATCAGGATAATGATTAGTTGTGTAATGATCATAATAATCTTTAACAACATTTTTATTCCCGACTATTTTAGTAAGGAATGCTTCATACTCTTCGGCTTGACACTCTCGTTCTAGTCTTAAATCGTTTTGCCAGTTCCATTGATGTCCTCTGGTGTTTGACTTTTTACGTGCACGATGATGAAACAAACTATGTACAAATGTCATAGGATGTCTAAGAAAAGCAAAGGTTTGTTTATGAGTCATTGGTGTATTATGTGAATCATATACGGCATCACCAACAGCTTTGGCTCCTTCTACATAATTAAACAACATCTGTTTTACCCATCGTCCCCCAGTTTTAGGGACATGTATAAACATACTATTTTTAAGTTCTACTGCCATGTAAAAACAAAAAATCTCCATCAGTTATTTCTGGCATTGTCATTGCTACTTTTACAC